GCCGAACGAACGTAAAAGAAGTCTGTGCCTCCATCTTGTCGAATGGAGGTGGTCGCAGAGAGCGACCCCCTGATACCCCGCCGTGACTCGATCATCCTTTCCTCGACAATAAGGAATGATTAGGACAAAGTCACGGCGGACGGGGCACCGGATGCAGTTTGAGACGATCACGTCCCTACTGCGGCAAGAGAGGGCATCACATTAGATGCTCCAACGCCACTACAACTTAACGATACAACCCTATGCACCTCGCTCATCCCGCCTAGACATTTGTCTTACGGAGCCCGCGAAGTTTATGGGAAGTACATCAGCTGAGTGACTCGGGTTAACCCCTGGGAGACCTTAGTTGTGTAGCCCCCGACTAGCCGAGTCGGGAGATGTTTTGGTGGACTGCGGTCCACCGAAGAGGTTGAGAAGTTGAGGAAGAGAGGTTGCTAGACAGCGACGAACTCCGATTCGACACTCGGCCGGGGAGGGCGAGGCCCTTCCTTTCCTGCGGAGAGGTCCAGTTGGGACCTGCGCGACTCGCGACAAGCGCGAGCAGCCGCAACCACGTCAGGGACGTGGTTCTCCACGAGGGCAGGCACGGGCGTGTACGTCAGAGCCAGAGGATCACGTCGGCGGGTCAGCAGTGCGGAGCACTTGTACCCGATCGACATGGCCGTGGCCGACGCGAACGTGACCGTTGGGTAGAACGTCGCACCGGCCTGGCGAGTCACCACATCATAAAGATAGGTGATCGTCTTGATCTTCTGTACGACGTCGTAGGTGATCCGACGCGCCTGCGCGACCACCTCACCCAGCCCAGCCGGAATACCCGGCAGGACCTCGACGCCCGTGCTCCAGTAGTAAATTGGAGTGCTGGCCTCGAGGGTCGTGATGGGGGGGAACAGGTTGCCCACCGCGGGAGCGTCGATGGTCTGATTGATCTCGACACGATATTCTCCCGGCTGGTCGAACTCGAACCCACGCCCATCATCGTTGATCCCGAGCGAGGGACCGGCGGGGACGCACGCCACGGGTAGCTCTCCTGCTACGACCGTGAAGTCGTCCTCCGCGCGGAACATGCTCTGCGGGGCCGCCGGGATGTTGTCAGTCAACGTCTGAGAGTTCACAGCAAATGTGGAAGCCTCAGCGACGTCAACCGTCGTCATCTCGGGATGACGCAACTTCACGCGGTACTTCACCCACAGCTGGGCGACCCGCGTGTCATATACGTTCATCTCCGTCGAGTGGACACCCTCCGAGGCGACAAAGAGCTTGCCCCAGGAGGTGAACCGATCAGCGACGGTCGGGCCCTGACCCGTGTACGTCCAGCGCGTGACGCCAGAGGGACGGATCCGGAGGGTCACCGGTCCGGAGCTTGCGCTCCCGACCTTTGACTGCATCCGGGACATGTCCCCCAGCGATTGCGGCGCGACGTCCGTTGAGTCGGGGTCAAACGCGACCATGAGTGAGCCGGTCGCGAGCCCACCACACGTCGGCACCAACGTGATGTCGAGGTAGTCAAAAGACGCCTCGTCGTAGTTGTCCGAAATGTGTGAGAGCCACGGCAAGATGGCGGCGTTGCGAGGATTCAGGTTATAACCTGCAATCAGCGCTCCGCCGTCTACTGTCGTATAGCTCCCATTGATACTGCGGTGCACGTAGCCCACAAGACTCGAAGACTCGATGGTTATCCCATCAGAGCCGACAGTCCGCGAGAAACGTGGCACACCGTGCTCAACGCGCCCAGCAGGGGCGATAGCACGGGGACGCGACGGTGACGCCTTCGCAGCCTTACCCTTACCCTTCCCAGGGCCGGGGTTCGACTCGACATCGCCGTCTTTCAGGAGGTCCCGCCGGTAGTCGTCTCGCACGCGAGAGAGGACCGTCGGGGACCGACCGAAGTCACGCAGAAGTAGGCGACGGTGCAGCCTATCAACTTCTTCCGCCGTCGGGCCCGTGTAAACACGGGCGGACGGCTCCCCCCACGGCGAAGTGGGAGGGCTTGGGCCTAGCTTGCTGCCAGTGGCAGCCCCCGAGAGCGGCGGACTCTCGGAGCTTTGTTTCTTGTTCTTCTTCATCATCGGGGACACACCATGAAGACGGGTGGACTGTACATCTGTAGGAAACTACATGATCAGTCAATAGTCAATGTGAGGCGACGCAGTAGTCCGGGTTATACCGGGGAAACGTCGCGTCTCGCGAGCGGAGACAGGGCTGTAAGGCCCTGTGACATAGGGTCAATCGGGATATTAAACCGAAGGACTCTCAACTTGCGAGGAGGTGGTTGGCTCACTGCGGTCACCGAGGGACTTCTCCCCCGGGCCGTGGTATCCAGCTTTGCTAGGCCCGCTAGGCGGGGGCACGCTTTTCCACTCTCACTTCAACTTCTCAACTTCTCACGTAGGAGCGCCGTGCAGTCTCTCGGCATTTTGTTTAGCACGGAAGTCCGTGCGGCAAGTCTCTTAGCGCTGGCTTTGGGTGACAATTAGTCATTACGAGGGTTCGTTTAATCGACCCCTTCCCCTTTTCCAGTTGGCTGTGGACTAGCTCCGCACGTTGGGCAGGATCGCTCCTGACCACCGTTTTGGGCTATAACTCCTACAAACCCCCTTAGCACTCTGTGTGAGCGAGATGAGCGACACGACTATCGCATCCATCCCAGGAACAATCAGAGCACTCCGACATCTCGTCGGATGAAGTGCTTTCATCGTGGCCGTTGGCGAGACGGTCACGCAGAGTAGTAAGCGGTGGGAGTCGCGTTCCGGAGTTAACCGTGAGCGCGACTGGATCCCACCACCTCAGAAGCTCAGCGTCGCTGGCGGGTATAATCGGCACTACCCGGCCAAAGCGACGCATGAGGCGACGAGACGTCAGTAAGAATAGCGGATTCACTGACTCAGGCGACTCGTCCGCACGGCTGAAAAACCGCGCGCGACGCATCACCATCTCCCGTAACGCCAGGGCGTCTGTCTCGAAAGGGACAAGGACAGCTTCGGCGAGACGAATCAACATCTTGCGCCTAAGCAGCCTCTCCATCCAGTTTAATGGACGGAGGGCCGCTGAAGCCATCGGGACGATCTCTGTGTCGGCCCAGGTCTCAGCGACGTCGTGGTATTGCTCCACGTCATCATCGCTGTCGAGTGCGCTCAGGTAGGCCTCGTCGTCATCGTCGCCGGACTCGCTGTTGTCCGACTCCGACGGGTCCCGGTTTAATATCCCGGTACGACGTGCCACCCTGAGGTACTTGTTGACCTCTTCCTCTTTCAAGAACCACTCACGTGTCTTGATCTTAACCTTGCGGTTCATCGCAATCTGAAACTCAGACTCAGAGGCCGTACGTTGGTACAGCATGAGCTTAGGGTTCACGATGAACTGACTCGCGATAAGACGCTGCTCGCGCGTAACGACTAGTGTGTCGTCCGCGAACTGTGCGGGCACGCCGTATCCACCCAAATGAACGGGTAGGAACCAGTTTGGCTGGAAGCCATTCTGATAGCGTGCTTTCGCAAAACGTCGAAAAGCGAGGGGTAGCACACGACGACTCCACGGGAGGTGAGTCATCATGTCCCCAAGGTCCTTCCCAAGCTGCACCGGTGTCGCAGTCGACTCACCAGCCTTGTTCGAGGAGCCCATTAAGAGCTTCAAGTTCAGGTAACCGCGGCGTACCATGACACCCCCGACCTCTTGGTAGAGGCGAGAGTTAATCATCGCACACTTCGCGGAAAGGTAATTCTTCCCGACACTGATCTTCAGACCCACGTCCGCCGCCGCAACTCGAAAGAAGCGGAAGAGTGAGGCAGGTCCGAAGAAAAGTATGTCATCGCCGTTAATAATGACATTCCGGAGCAGGGCCCGTAGGAAACTCCCATCTGGAGCTCCTTGGTCGTCGAGGTATAGATCCTTGTATTCCGCCCACCATCGCCGCACCGTTAACCGGTGGACGGCGAGGTTGATGGAGCAGAGGAGCGGGAAGCTGCAGGGGTGACCCATAAGCTGACCGTTCCGCTGTACAAAGGAACCTTTCTCGATTGGACCGTTCGGACCACACTTGAAAGCTGCGTGGTGAATCAGGCCACCGTCTTCGAACGTGCGCGACAGGATGTCGCGTGCGCAAAGGGGAGCACCCTGGTCTGGGGAGACCGGGATGCCCTCGAGGACAGTGCGGGTCGACTCGGACTTCAACAGATCCGTAGCCGCCTTGTAATCGCCTGAGTTCCACGCGAACTCCCCCAACATGTTGTACCGCTCCCTAAAGGGTACCATGTTGTTGAACAACTCAACCACCATCTCGTCAACGTCCCGTGACCAGGTGTTGTAGGGTGATTGTTTCCACGCGGCAATGAGCTGACCCTGCGCGGGTTGAAGTGCGTTGTACGCGGGGGCGACACCGAGCGAGATTGTCCGAATTTTGTTCGGCTCGTCGAGCTGGATCGCCTGAGCGTCGTTGATGCACAGTTGTTCGGTCGTGACTTTACGTCTCGACTGGATAGAAGTTGAGTCTTCGACGCCGACGTGGCGGACGGGTAGGTTGCGAGCGCGCTGCGCTTCAAGCTCCCACCCCTCCTGACGCCACAGGTTGAAACCCCTGAGTTCGCTGGCGAGCTTTCCCAAGCTCTCCGGCGGACCCTCGTCTGTCCCGAGATCACGCATGTACTCGGGCACAAGACTAGGCTTGAACCGGGCGACGCACATCATATTACCACCGAACTTAATCGGTTGGTGAATAGACGCGCGCCCCGTCGGCATGAACTTTGTCGGGTGCGGTAGCTCACTGAAGAGCTCAGCCGCGACCTCGCGAATAACGTCCTTAGCCTCTTCAGCGAGAGGGGTCTGGGCGGTACCGAGGTAACCGATGTAGTCCACCATCGCGGCACCATGGCTCCACTCCGATAGTGGAGGCCACGCCCGCTTAGACTGCGATAATGAATAGACGAAGGCCACGTCGCGCTTTGCGACAGCCCGGTGCATCATCCGCAGCAAATACCCTGAGAATGGGGAGACTGTGAAGCCCGCGACGTCTTTCGACGGAACGGGTAGTCCCCACCTCAGCGCTGCCAGCGTCTCGTCGTCGAAGTCAGGAAAATCCCCGACAGTCGACTTCAGACACTTGGAAAGCAGCACAGTCAAATGGTACTTCAACCAGGCAAAATGAGTATCCTGCTCATCTGCCCGCGCCTCAATTCGCTTCGCTAGTGTGCGCAAGGATTTGAGGAGGCGGTTATGGTCTTGGGTCGTCCGCTTCGGAAAGCGGCCCAGGATGGACCATAATAGGGACCCTACGATTGTGATCGTCGCGGCTGTGAGGCCGCTCACCGCGCTTAGATGCGCGATGATCGAGACATGAAGGGGGGCAACGGAACGAGTGTAGGTGATCTCGCTCCGAATCACACCTGAGGGTGCGCTAGACGTTGGTCGGTTAACTCCGACGTTCGCGTCTGCGCCCTCTGCCATTAAAGGCAAGGTGTTCTCCATGACAACTGCTGATTTTACAGTCAAAAGTTGTTGCACTTGTGGAAGCATAAGTGCGTCTGACCTAGTT